ATCCAAAAGAGGGACCGCAAGTTTCCTCTGGTGGTGGAGACCCCCACGGGACTTGAGGACATCGCGAGGTTCGTCGTCCCCATGGTTGTCGGTCGCAACCCGGCCAAGTTCTACCGGCGTGACCGCCTCGCCCCCGCCAAGTTTCGCAGAGCGGTCCTACGCCGCTGCCGCAGTGTGGCCAACCAGCTCTACCGACGTAGCGGCAACATGGGTCCGACCATCGAGGAGTTGGTGGTCACAAACGGCGCGGTCCTTACCGGCGAGAGCGCGTTCAAGTGGAGCGACTACGACATCCGGCTGCCGGACTTGACCATCTTGGAGTCCCTCGACACGACGACATTCCTGGGAGCGTCTCCCAAGCAAGGTGTCGCGCTCAACCCCTTCGCTCTGGCTGTTGATCCCACGAACCTGATGGAGCGCTTTTCGGAGCCGGGTGGCGTCACGTTGTCACGGCCCCCGGGTTTCCGCACACGTCCCGGTGCGAACACCTCTGTCTTCATCGAGGGCGATGGTTCAGCGGACCGCTCTCCGGTTGTGTACCACCGCTCGGGCGAGAACGTGGAGCCCATCTACTTCACTCGCAACGTGTTCCACGAGTACAACAGTGGGGAAGTGCTGTCGGCAGCCCAGGTTGTGCTCGGCATCGCTGCGGCTCCCCTGACGCTCAACCGCCCTCCGGGTGGGGAAGGGGGTTGGATCGCCATCCGCTTGCTCCCGCAAGGGCTTCCTCCGATTGAAGCGTTCCTTGACACCATCGTGGACTGGCTAAACTCGATCAAGGCCGGCATCGACAGCATCGTGGATGTCATCCTTCGCTACATCGAGTTCATCGAGGCGCGCATCCTTGAGGTCCAGGCGATCATCAACCGGATCGTCAACCTATTGGGCCAACTCACCGCTCTCCAAGTTCCAGCAGCATCTGGCGTGGTGACGGTCGCCAATGGTACAGACGGCATCCTCAGTGAGCTGATCACTGCTGAAAACAAGCCTTCAGATGCTCCCTCTGCATACGGCGGTGGTGTAGTCATCCTGTCTGGCGGACTCAACTCCTCGCTTACGGCATTGCTGCAAGCGTTCTTCGCGGCGGGGTGAGCAGTGTCTTTTGGTTGGCTGGGCACATTTCGTCAGGGTTCGTGGAGAGCTTTCCGTAAGTTCATCCTCGAAGAGCGTCGCGACATCGAAGCTCGTATTGCGGTCATCGAGGCAGAGCTGTCCCGGATCGGCAAGGTCACGGTGACCTACGCTCGTGAGGTGGTAGCGGATGCGGGCAACCAGACGACCACCGAACAGCGCACTGGCATCTTCGTCCCCCAAGGCACCTCCCTGGAGAAGCTGATGATGGCCTATGTGGCCATGGGCGGGAACCCGTTCGACATCAGCTTGTTCTTGACTCCAGATGCCACCGTCGTGTTCACCAACACTGATGGGAACCAGCAGGAGCGGGGGAGCCAGCCAGGGGAGGGTGTGATCAGTCCTCAAGATGGTGTCTACAGCATCGGTGCCACCTATGAGGGCGGCTTCCTGAACATCAAGAAGTACATCCCTGCCCGTACCGGTGGGCGCATCACGCTCGAAGACCAGCGGGTGGCCGGGCAGGTCCTGCAAGCTCGAAGGCCGCATAACCAAGCCATCCGGTACAAGCGCAACGACTTGGAGTGGCGGGTCATCAAGCTCTGCGACCTCCGGGAGCAGCTCTTGCTTGAGCTGGAGGAGCTGACCTTGTCCGCCTCCGGAGAGGTCACTGCCTCAGCCTCCAGGGACGAGAGCCAGTACGAGAATGTTCTTGGTGTGGCGGGGATCATCGCCGCGATCGATCGCGTCTTCTACACCACTTCCGACAACGGCAGTGCTGACTACTCCACCCCCAACGAAGATGCGTTGCGAGACTTCGTCAGTCTGCTCGACGACATCAGCCCGGATGAGGACAACACAGCACTCTGACCCGGTGTCGAGCCTATAGCTCGGGGTGGGTAGGTCAATGGAGGAACAGCATGGTGAACACACTCCGCAGTCGCATCAGAAAGGCGGCCATTCAGAACCCGGAGCTGCGTCCCAGCCTCGTCCCTCTGTTGAAGCAGGGGAGAGGTAGCCAGGACGAGCTTGGTTGGGCTGCTTCAGAGATTGAGGGGGCCGACCTGATCGTCAAGCTCTCGAAGCTGCCCGCCAAGTTGAGGAGAATCCGCTGAGCATTGAGTACCAGCTCGCGTTCCCTTGCCCACACATGACGATCGAGGAGTCGGTCATCTTGGGTGCGGACCGTCGAACTCTGCCTACCCGACAGCCGGTGGCGGCGAGTGGGTCCGTACGCATCCAAGTTGTGTCGGCGAGCGGGTCGAGGCGAGTGCGGTCTTCCGATGATCTGGTGCTTGATCCTGAGGACTCCTTCTACATCCCTAGCTCGGGGCTCCTGTCGGTCGCGCAGGTGACAGGCTCGGTGAGCGGGCCTTTTGATCTCGTCGACTGCAAAGGGTTGGAGCTGACCGTTCGGAGCAGCGAAGAGACGGTGACGGTGACGCTTCCATCGTCGAGAGCGGTTCCCGCCAAGACGGTTGTTGAGCTGTTCCAGCCTCTGACGAACAGCATCTTGGTGGAGAACATCAAGGGACACATTGTCTTCAGCGATGTGGCTACGGTGGGCCAGTCCTCCCGCATCAAGGTGTCGGGGTCAGCTGCCGAAGCGCTGGGGTTCACGTTTCAATCGGGTGCTCGCGGCGCAACCGTGTTCCCTCCCTGGGTGCTGGAGAAGCGAGAGGACACGATCACCAACCGCTACCCCCGCTTCGTCTCTTCGGTGAAGCAGGCGGCCAACTTCCGTGTCACCTACACCGCTCCCGTTGAACGATGTCTGCGTTGCGGCGCGACGTTCGTGGAGAACGACTTCCGCTTCGACATCCGGGGCGACCCGCTGATCATCGAGAACGAGAACCTGCTGTATCAGGCAGCGTTGAAGATCTTGCTGACAGGGAAGGGGTCCAACCCCTTCCATCCGTTCTACGGCACCTCATTGAAGTCTCGGATCGGCGCGAAAGCCATTGGCTTGGTCACGACGCTGATCAACGAAGATGTACGTCTCGGGCTGCGCAACATGCAGCAGCTCCAGACCCAGCAGGCCCGGTTTCAACGAGTCACCGCCAAAGAGCGTTTGGTCTCGGTACTCTCGGTCAATGTCTCTCCGCACGAGCAAGACCCTTCTGCGTTCCTTGTGGATGTGGTGGTGTCAAACGGCTCGGGCGAACCCATCAGCCTCAACATCGTGTTCACCGTGCCGGGGGCCATCGCGCTCGCGGGATCAAATGGGTTGTCACTCGGCCTGGACACGACTGGTCTCACGACGGCTCAAGCCCGTCGTTTCCTCGGATAGTAGGTCATGGCGAACCCTCCAAAGGTTGTAGGTCCCGATGGTGTCTCTCGGGTGGAGTTCGTCTTCTCGACGACGCTCACATCCCGGTTCTTCTCGGGCACCACCGATCCAGACACTGTAGACATGCAGGTCAGCATTCGGGGAGGTGCGTTCACCAATGAGCCGGATCTGATCGCCTTTGAGGGCACGTCTTGGACGCTCCCCAACTCGACGGCGTTCCCGGACGGGCTCGACTTGCAGCCGGGCAAGAATGAGATCTTTGTTCGCTCCGTCTCCAGCTCCGGCGCGGTGTCAACCCCTGCCCGCATCGAGGTACGTGTCATCCGAGATGGGGACTTCACGCTGGTGGCAGCGCCGCCAACGGAGATCGAAGTCGAGCGCCTGGACAATCAGGTCGACATCAAGGTGACGGACATCGACGATCCAACCCTGGTGGGGTTCAACTTCTACGCGAGCCAATTCGCGGGGGGTGGCATCACTGGCTACAGGCGGATCAACATCGAGACGGTCATCGACAGCTCAATCGTCACCGAGGACGCTGACCTCGCCCAAATTGAGCAGAGCGTGAACATCGCTACGAACGGCTTCGGTGATCCCGCAGCCGACCCTCTTTTCGTGAAGATCAGTCAGACTCAGGTGGGCATCGACGACACTGAGGTCCAAGAAGACTTCGTGGAGCGCATCGAGGTTCCAGAGTTCGTCACGCAGGTCACGACTTCCCTCGTGGTCAAGCAGGTGAGGCAGTTCGACCAATATTCCTTCCGCCATGACCGTGCAGGAGGCCCGAACTCCACCCCCGCCACCGTCTCGATCGGTGCCTTCGCTTCGATCGCCGCCACTGAGCCGCTCTACTACGTCGTGTCGGCGATCTACTACGACAGTGTCAACCTCGTGGAGACCGAGTCGAGCTTCTCGATCGAGGTCGTGGGCTCTCCTCTGACGGTGTCGACCAACGTCGGAAACTTCCCCGTCCTGTCGCGGCAGCAGATCGTCAAGGACTACATGGCCTCGGTCTTCCGGTCGAGCCCTACGGTGAAGATGGAAGCCGGGTCGGTGCTTCGGGACACGGTGATTGACCCCTTCTCCAACGAAGCCCAGCGCATCCGGTTCATCGTCGACTTCATGCACCGGGCCCAGAGCTTCTCTTCGCTCAACTCCCTCGATGACCCCCAGAACACTGGCAACAGCGTTGCGGTCAGCCTCTCGGTCTACAAGACTGGCCTGAAGCGCGCTTTCGGGTTTGGCAGGGATGCGGAGACGCAGGCCCTCGTGGACCGGGCGTACGAGCAGCTCGCCAGCAACTTCCACATCTTCCGGACCCCAGGCAGGTTCTCTCGGGGCGAGGTCACGTTCTTCACGACCGTGCTTCCCACTCGGTCGATCCCAATCCCGCTTGGCACCTTGATAGCCTCTGGCTCAGTGCAGTTCAGGACCACGTCCGCTTCAGAACTTCCGCTGAACAACATCGCGTCCTTCCGGGACCCCACAACAGGTCGGTTTCTCGTCCGCATCCCTGTGCAGGCCGTCAACTCTGGCGAGTCCGGCAACGTGGGTGTGGGTCAGGTTCGCCGCATCGTCAGCTCTATTCCTGGGCTGTCCGTCACCAATGAGTCCGCCATGTTCGGGGGGACTCAGACCGAGACCAACCGGCAGCTCGCAGAGCGCGCACAGAATGCCGTGGCGGGCGTCGACAGCGGAACAGCGCGTGGGTACCTCCAAACGGTCGCGGCCGTCCCAGGGGTCATTCAGGGCAATGTAGTGGGTGCTCTCGACCCTCTGATGCAGAGAGACTGGGATGCGGCAGACAAGCAGCATCGAGGCGGCAAGGTTGATGTGTGGATCCAGGGCAACAGCATCGCCACGGTCACCGACACCTTTGCGTTCAGCTTCGATGTCGCCAAGGACATCCAGTTCGAGTTGATCTCCGATCCCGTTGATCTGGAGTTCCGCGCGGTGGACAACCTTCTATCCGAGGGCAACCCCATCGTTCAGATGCTGGACAGTGCGACGGCGGGGTTCGCTTTCCGCAACGCCACCACCGGCGAGGACTTCGACCTCACAGGTGTGTTGATCACGGGGTTCAACACCATCAAGCTCGACACGAACTTGCTCCAGCCGGCGGTGTCTCTGACCGACGTGGTGTTGGGCGACTACCGCCGCCGGTCTACCAACCGCTTCGTGCTCCCTCGTCAGCCGGTGCGCGAGATCACGGCAGTTACGGGGTCGGTGTCTGGAACCCTCCCTGCGGCGGCCTTCCTGCTCTTCCACCCCTCGTCCCCTCTGGGTCAAGGTCGCTCGTCCTTGGCCGGTGACTACGTCCAGATCACTTCGGTGACGAACGCAGCTACAGGTGTGACGGTTCCATCAGGAGAGTCCATCCCCATCTCGAACGAGCCGCACGTCATGATCGGTGAGTTCGCGGAGTCGCTCGACAACCTGGGGGTCAACTTCTTGAGCATCGTGGTGCTCAACTCGGACCGCTCGGTCACCTACCGAGGCCCCAACGATCCCAGTGGTGTGTCCGACTACACCATCTCCCAAGGGGATGAGACCACTCCCACAACCATCCAGAGGGTTGCAGGCACGGCCATCTCCTCAGGCGAGTCTGTGTTGGTGGACTACGAGCACGATGAGAACTTCGTGGTGCAGTACACAACCAACCTCGTGGTCTCCACCGCCCAGGACGAGCTGAATGAGATGAAGCACCTGACGGCGGATGTGCTTGCGAAGGATGGTGTTGATGTCCCCGTGGACATTGCCGCCACCATCGTACTCAACCGAGGCTCGGTGCAGTCCACGGTGGACACGGCCGTCAGAACCAATCTGACCAACCTGTTCGCAGCCATCCGCCTTGGCGTACCTCTGCGCAAGAGCGACATCATCTCCGCCATCGACAAGACTTTTGGTGTCTCCTACGTGGTGACCCCTCTCACCAAGATGGTCCGTCAGGCTGGCAGTCAGGTGGTCCGTGAGGTGTTGGTCACTGGGCAACAGGGTGACTCCACCTACTTGTCGGCCCTCTCGACCCAGACGGTCTCGACATGGTTGATCGAAGATCAGCTCAAGGCGGCGACGGACAACAACGGCGGTCCTCCCAACGAGTTCCGGAGCGTGTTCGAGGACGACTCCACTTTGGAGCTGCGTGCGCTGCCGATCTCGACGGTGGGCCTCACGACAGGGCTCTCCTTCATCATCGGCTCTGAGGGGCTGGTCATCAACGGCCTCACCGACGACGCCACGCTTACAGCAGCTGGCTTCGACACGGCTGCCGAGCGCGAGGCGGAACGTCAGAACCTGACTGCAAACCGTATCCTTGTGACGACTGACGTGTCCGACTCCCCGACGAATCGCGACTACGCCGCCACGTACATCTCTGCGGATGAGACGGCCGCCAAGAACCTGAGCCCAAGTGATGCCGAGTACCTCGTCATCGGCACCCTGGACTTCACCTACGACGAGGACCGGTAGCCGTGGCGGGAAGCAACAACAGCGACGATCCAAACGCGCCTGACGAGATCGTCAGTCCCTACCCGGACTCCGTCAGCCAAAACCCTGCCCCCTTCCCTCTACAAGGGCAGGACTTCAACACGCAGTTCCAGACGCTCGTGAACAAGATCATGGTCACGTTCATGGCGGTGTTGCCGGACAACTACGTCTCCCAGGTCAACGGCCCGTTCTACACGCTCCAGTTCCAAGCCATCGCGGAGGCGCTTGCTCAGATCCAGCTCACGGCCCAACAGATCACCTTGGACTTCGACCACGACTTCACCCGGTCAGAGTTCTTGTTTCCGATCATCGCGTCCCTGGTGTTTCCCGACTCGGAGGAAGAGGGGCTTCCGGTCATCGACGGCGACACGACCTACCGGTGCTTCCTTCAGACCATGGTCCGGCTGCTCCTACTTGGAGCCAAGAAGGATGCCGTTCAAGAGGGCATTGAGGCCATCTCGGGTCTCGAAGTGTCGATCATCGAGCGCTACCTTGCCTCTCGTGATCCTGCTTCTGCCTACACCATCGACGACCAGTTCATCTTCGAGATCTTCGTCGAGCAAAACGGAGGGACCTCTTTTCCGGGCGACCCCTTCGTCACCCAGAACAACGTCCGGTTGGTCCTCGAAGCGCTGAAGCCTGCGCACACCCTGTACGAGTACAGCCACCTCTTCCGCGATGCGTTTGGGGACATCTTTGATGACACCGCCGACGATGCGATGGTGTGGGAGCTGGAGGCGTACTACTACGACGACCTTCGGAAGTTCTGCTACGGCGCGAAGGAGATCAACGGGGCTACAGGCAGCACGTTGTCGGGGCGCTACTTGCTCTCTGATCCAGCTCGTAGCTTCGAGTCCATCCCTGTTGGTGCGACCGTCACGATCGACACAGGCAGCAACGCCGGGCTCTACCGAGTGGTCGAGGTCCTTCAGTTTCCCGTGTCTGTAGACACCACGGCACGGGCGTACACGACCACTCCCTCGGGGCTGGCAGGTTCAGCGACCGTGTCGAGCGGTGGTGTGCTCACAGACGCTTCCCAGGACTGGTCTCTCGCTGCTGAGGGGGAAGTGCTCACCTTCGTAGAAGGGTCGAATGCGGGGAGCTACCGTCTCGAAGACGTGCT